CAGGTGATGACCACCTACAACGCCACCCTCTTCTGCGACCCTCCAGGGTGGGCGAGCGAGATCGAAGAGTGGACGCGCCGGTACGGCAAGCGCGTGGCGGTGTTCCCTACCGCGACGATTGAGCGAATGGGTCCAGCCGTGGACCGATTCTTTACGGCCGTAGCGACTGGCGAAGGGCTGCGCCACGATGGCTCGCCGCTCCTAGCTCGACATATCTCCAATGTCCATACGCGCCTGACGCGCTATGGGCAGGTCCTCACCAAGGCATACAAGGCATCGCCTGACCGGATTGACGCGGCTGTATCCGCCGTTGTGGCGTATCAGGGTGTAAAGTTCCTGAAGGTTGAACCAAAGCAGACAGCGAAAGTGGAGTGGGTGAATCTATGATTGCCAATATCTTTGAGGTTGTGGGTGCGGTGCTTGTGATTGCAGGTCTCGCGCTATTCTCGGTGCCAGTGGCTTTGATCGCCACAGGCGTAGCCATTGCTGCGCTCGGCTATACGCTAGGAGATCGTAAGTGAGTATCCTCCGTCGCCTGTTAGCCACCGACCAGCGTGCCGTTTCTGGCGCACAGTGGCTCAGCGATAAGCCAGCCGACTCCTCAGCTGGAGTTCAACTCAATCAGCAGAACGCAACATCGATTGGCGCGTTGTACGCGGCCGTGAAGTTGTACGCCGATACTGTTGCAAGTCTCCCAGTCGGTGCCTTCATCCGCGATGGTGGCGTGCGCCGACCGGTGACGCGACCACTCTGGCTTGAGCGACCGATTCCTGCGAATCCAAACTACACAGGATTCCAGATGCGGCACGCCGTTGTGTCAAGCCTCTTGCTTGACGGCAACGCCTTCATCCTGTTCCTCACTGACCGCCTTGGCGATGTCGTTGAGACTCGTGTGCTTGATCCCCAGAAGGTAGAGATCAAGTCTGACGCCAATGGCGCACCGATCTACGCCGTCTCAACAGGAGATGGCGCATTCAGCGTTGGACCTGATCAGATGATTCATATCCCACTCTTCGCCACCGCAGGAACAGCGCGCGGTATGTCGCCAGTTGAGCATCACCGCACGACACTCGGACTCGCCTCCGCCACGCAGCTCTACGCTGCGAAGTTTTACGAGAATGGCGCAGCGCCAAGTGCCGTCATCAAGGTGCCAGGCGAGTTGACGCAGGATGTTGCCGACTCGCTCCGCGCATCGTTCAGCCGCCGCCATGAAGGCGTAGAGAAGATGCACAAGATTGCAGTGCTGACCGGCGGTGCAGACTTCCAGCAGATGAGCGCCAAGATCAGCGATATGCAGCTCGTTGAGACGATGCACTGGGGCGTCGAATCCATCGCTCGTATCTACGGCGTGCCGCTCCACCTGCTCCAGTACCCAGGCGGCAACACCTCCTATAGCAGCGTTGAAGTAATCAGTATCGAGTGGCTACGCCTAGGGCTTGGCCCACTCATCGCGCGCATCGAGGCAGGGCTTCAGCGCTTGATCGTTGGCAACACGACCTTTGTGAAGTTCAACATTGATGGTCTGCTTCGCCCTACGACCAAGGAGCGCTACGACGCTTACGCAGTGGCGCTCACCAATGGCTTCTTGAGCCTTGACGAGATCCGCAGCCTAGAGGACCGACCGCCGCTCCCAGTTGGCGGCAATGAGTTCTGGAAGCCGCTCAACATCGGCACCGTAGGCAAGGAGCCACAGGCGTGAGTTACCTAATCGTTGACATTGACGGAACGCTGACGACTACCGGCAATACGCCACGAACTGACTTCATTGACTATCTCAAGTCAGAGGCTTCAGATGGTAAGGAGATCATCATCGTCTCCGCTCGTCCGATCAGCAGACTGGCTGAGACACGCGATTGGCTCAACGCGAACAACGTGCCACACGCACAGGTGCATCTCAATGACTTCAGCACAACGCCTGGTCCTAACGTTGGACTGGAATTCAAGAAGTATAAGTACGAACTTCTCATCAAACAGTACGGCTTGAACGAGATTGACGAAGTGATTGACAATGATCCTGACGTGCGATCGATGGCCGAGTCACTCGGACTTCAGGCTGAAACGCCACAGGCAGCAATGGCTGACTATGTCCCTAAAGAAAATCCAATGCAAGAGGGACGCGCTGTATACGACGTGCCTGAGTATGTGCGTACAGCTGCACGCAAAGGTTTGCAATTCGCTGCTGACGGTCTAGCAGGCGATGGCTTGCAGCCAGAGACGATTACCGAAGCGCGTGACTTGGCTGCTGGTCGTGTTGAGACTGACAAACTAATCCGCCTCGGCGCCTGGATTCGTCGTCATCGCGGTGATTGGGAAGGCGTGCCGCAGAATAGCGACCGGAACAATGCAGACTTCCCTGGTCCAGGTGCCGTTGCTGGCTTCCTGTGGGGTGTGGAAACAACTGACCCAGAGGCAACTGATCGCGTACTCTCGTTGGCAGATGCTTTGATCGCAGCTGAAGATAGGGAGATTGTGGATATGAAAGAGAAGGAAACGCGCTCTGTGCCAATCGGTGAATTCCGACTTGCTGAGGCTGGCGCTGACGGTCAGCGAACCTTTACCGGCTACGCATCAATCTGGAACAGCGCTTCCGCTGGACTCCCATTTGAGGAGAAGATTGCGCCGAACGCTTTCAAGCGTTCACTGTCGCGTGCGGCCGCAGGTCAGAAGATCATCGCCTTCCTCTTTGGTCACGACGAGACACGCGCACTTGCCACCACCGCGAGCGGTCGCCTTCAGTTGACTGAGGATGAGACTGGCCTTCGCGTTGAGGCGAAACTTGACCCAGCCGATCCAGACGCAGCCAAGGTCATCTCGATGCTGACGCACGAGAGCGCCGCCGCTGGGATGTCGTTCGGCTTCCAGAAGGTTCAGGATGCGTGGGATGGGAACAACCGCACGATCAAGGAAGCCAACCTCTTCGAGGTGAGCATTCTTGCCGCCGGTGGTCAGACCCCTGCCTACCCTGCGACCCTTGGTCTCACGGCAATCCGCCAGGTCACTGCGCCAAAGATTGGCGTAGAGGCAGAGGCGCTGCTTGCCACACTGGAAACAATCAAGGCTGGACGCGAACTGTCCGCCGAGGAAGTGATTGTCATTGATGCTGTCCGTTCCAAGCTCGCGCCAAAGCCTGTGGGGATTGATCCGTCAATCGCCGCCGCTTTGCTGACGATCTCGGCGGCAGAAGGTGACGCACTCTAGGTCACGAGCCACTGCCCCACCGCCCTGAGTCGGCGAGTCCGCAGATCAGGTATCCCACCGAGGAGAGCATAAATAGTTATTCCGCCCCTGTGCGGAGAAAGGATGCAGACAATGTCTGACATCGCAAAGCTTGCTGATAAGCGAGCGCATCTGTTGGTTGAGGCTCGCGGCATCGCCGTGGACGCAGCCGACAAGGGAATCGCCCTAGAGGGTGAAGACAAGGCACGCTTCGAGAAGCTCGTTGCAGAGGCTGGCGTTATCGCCGAGGCTCTCCGCGCCGAGAAGGCTTCTGACGAGGCTCGTAAGGCTGCTGACGAGGCTCGCGCCGAGTTCGCCGCTGTTGTTGCTCCAACGGCTCCTAAGGCCGCGTCGGACAATGATCGTCTTCGCTCGATCGGTCTCGTTGGTGGTGTTGATACGTTCGAGTATCGTGACATCACGACCGGAACCGGTCTCGGAAACCCAGTCAGCGTTTACAACCGCGTAAACGTCATCGCTGGGCAGATCAACCCATACATCAACCCAGCGGTTGTGGATGTGATGAACGTTGCCACCGGCAACAACATCAAGTTCCCAACGGTATCCGCGCTCGGAACGACGGCTGGTTCAGTCGCCGAAGCTGGCACGGTTACGGAAGATGACTTCACTGGTTCGGCGCTGAGCCTTACCCCTGTGAAGTACGCAGTACTTGTCCAGGTCTCGGACGAGTTGATCAACGATGCAGCGTTTGACGTTGCCGCGATGATCAGCGAGGCAGCCGGCGCTGAGATGGCGATTGCTCACGGCGCTGCCGCAAGCACCGCTGTTGTAAACGCTTCTGGTACCGGTGGAACGGCCGCAGGCACCGTCGTATACACATACGCCGAGCTTGTTGCCCTTCAGTACTCGGTCAAGCAGCAGTACCGAAACGCCGCGAAGTCAGGCTTCCTGATGAGCGACACGGCCCTTGGACAGATCCTTGGCACGACCTCCGCGTCGTTGCCACTGTTCCAGCCAGGTGGAGCCGGTGGCGTTGATCGCCTCTTGGGCAAGCCTGTCTACACGGCTCCTGGCATTGCGGTCCCTGCGACCGGTGCTAAGGCTGTGCTGTTCGGTGACCTTGGTCAGATCAAGACCGTTCTCGTGGGCGGTGTTACTGTCGAGGCAAGTCGAGAGTTTGCGTGGAACTTGGGCTTGGTGTCGTACAAGGTTCAGGTCCGTGGCGCAACTGGGCTTGCACAGTCTTCGGCTGTCAAGTTCCTGAAGAACGCCTAATCAACTAGCTCGGCTAGTTAGTGGGGATGGGGAGCCGCTTCGTCGGCTCCCCTGAACCGCAAGTAAGGAGAACCTAATGCTCGTTCGACTTTGCAAGCGACGCGGTGAATATCCGTCAGGGGCTTTCGTTGATCTGCCAAAGGCAGAGGCGGAGAGCCTCATCGGCTTTGGATTGGCTGAGGCTGTTGCAGATGTCGACGCAGAGGCACCAACGCGCCACGTAGAGCGCGCCGCAGTCAAGATCAGCACCAAGACAGCCACCCTGCCTACACAGGCTGTTAGCGTGGCGGAAATCGTGGAGCCTGAGGCGTGAGCCTGACAGCCACGAACACCACCATCGGAACCACGGCAACTCTGATTGCCACAGGCTTGAACGGCCCATCGTGGGTGTACCTTCACGCACCAACCGGTGGCAACACCGTCTATGTCGGACCAAGCAATGTGACCACGGCGACAGGACTCGAACTACCAAAGGGCGCGCTCCAGACATTCTGGCTTGCCGAGACTGACAAGCTCTACGGTATCGTCGCTACATCAACCCAACCGCTAATGACAATGCAGACAGGAGGCCGCTAAATGTCTTACGCAACACTCGCGCAGTTCAAGGCGGCCGTAGGGATCACCGACTCGACCGATGACACCGCCCTTCAGAATGTGCTGGACGCAACCGACACGCTGATCGATCTCTACTGCGACCGAAAGACAGGATTCGGCACCGCGACCGAGACGCGCTACTACACGGCTGATGCCTACGACTATGTGCTGACCGATGATCTCGTGAGCGTCACGACGCTGACCACCGACGATCTTGAGAACGGCACCTACTCAACGACCTGGACTGCCGTGACTGACTTCCAGCTCACGCCAAAGAACTACGCGCTCGATGGCTTGCCATATACCGGCATCAGCCGCAGCAACGCCTTCCCTAAGAACTTCCCCAAGGGCATCTTCCTTGGCGTGAAGGTGGTCGGCGTGTTCGGCTTCCCTGCCGTACCAGCGAGCGTTATTCAAGCAGAAATCATCCAGGCAAATGCTGTGTTCAGCAGCCGCACAGCGGCATTCGGTGTCATCGGTTCGGCTGACCTTGGCGGCATCCTGCGGATGAGCCGCGCCCTGCACCCAGAGGCGGCGCTACTTCTAGAGCCGTACCGCAATCGCGGTGGGTTGGCAGTCTGATGGCACTTGGTAATCGCTACGACTTGGAGATCAAGCAGGGCGCGACCCTCTCGTTGACTGCTACTTGGAAAGACTCTGCCGGTACGGCCGTCAACCTGACTGGCTACACGGCGCGTCTACAGGTTCGAGCAACCTACGATTCATCCGCCACGATTCTAAGCCTGACGAGCGCAGCCGGCATCACGCTGGGCGGAGCTGCTGGCACCATTGCAATCACCGCTAGTGCCACAACGACCGCTGCGCTGACTGCGCCGTGGTCAGGTGTCTACGATCTTGAGCTAGTCTCAGGAGGCGGAGAGGTCACGCGACTATTGGAGGGAACCGCGACCGTCTCGCCTGAGGTATCTCGATGAGCGTAACGGTCACCAAGACCGAGCAGACGGTCACGGTCGCGCAGAACAATCAGACTGTCACGCTGACTCCAGTCACGCAGACAATCAGCCTCAGCGCCGCAGGGCCACAGGGCGCTACTGGTGCAACCGTCGTGACCGTTGCCGTTGGCACCACCACCACCGGCGCTCCTGGATCATCTGCCGCTGTCACCAATACTGGCACCTCAACTGCCGGTATCTTTGCGTTCACAATCCCACGCGGCGATGTCGGAGCGACTGGCTCGGCTGGTCCCACTGGCGCAACAGGTGCCACAGGTGCGACAGGAGCCAAGGGCGACAAGGGTGACACTGGCGCAACAGGCTCAGCCGCTACGGTGGCTGCTGGTACCACGACGACAGGCGCGGCAGGCACCTCCGCAACGGTCACCAACAGCGGTACCTCAAGCGCGGCCGTGTTCAACTTCACTATCCCTCAAGGGATTCAGGGCGCGACTGGTGCTACAGGATCGACTGGCGCTACAGGAGCAACTGGCGCGACTGGTGCCAAGGGTGATAAGGGCAACACTGGCGATACTGGTGCAGCCGCCACTATTGCAGCTGGTACCACCACTACTGGCGCAGCTGGAACATCTGCCAGCGTTAGTAACAGCGGCACATCGAGCGCAGCAATCTTTGACTTCACGATTCCACAAGGAGCCAAGGGCGACACCGGCTCTACTGGAGCGACAGGTGCTACTGGCGCCACTGGCGCGACAGGTGCTGGCGTTCCAACTGGCGGCACGACTGGACAGGTACTCGCCAAGATTGACGGCACCAACTACAACACGCAATGGACAACGCCAGCAGCAGGAACCGTCACGAGCGTCACTGGCACCGCGCCGATCGTCTCGTCTGGCGGCACGACGCCAGCCATTAGCGTCACCGCAGCATCGACTTCAGCGGCTGGCGTGGTGCAGTTGACGGACTCAACATCTACGACGGACAGCACGCTGGCTGCTACAGCGACTGCTGTCAAGGCTGCTTATGATCTTGCGAGTTCCCAACTTACTGCAAACCCATTTCAGCGCGTTATGTATGGAGCTACAACTGCCCATGCAACGCATTTCCGAAATGAGTTGACCGCAACAAATAGCAATACGAGTGGACTCCTTATACTCACTCGTATTTACTTTTTCACAAGCAAAACTTTGACTAACATTTCGGTGACGTCTGGAGCGACCGCTTCATCTGGATTGACGTACTGCGCGTTTGGCATCTATACACGCAGCGGCACAACATTTACTCGTGTCGCCGTGACTGCAAGCGATACGACAATGTTCAACACCGCAAACACAAAATACACTCGTGCAACAACGACAAGTCCGAGCCTTAGCAGCAGCACTGAGTATTTTATCGGCATTCTGCAAGTAGGCACAACCATGGCGACGACGCTCGCTGGAGCCGCTCGTGCAGATACCGCAGCGAACGCCGCAACTGGTGTGCAGGTCTACACGATCAGTGGGCAGACAACACTGCCGTCAACTGGCACAGGAACGGCCCACGCAACTCGCTCTGACCATGCTGAGGTGACCTGATGGCAGTGATCACTGAATCAGCCTACCTAGACGAGCAGACTGGTATGCTCACCGAGATCGTCCGAGACGCAGAGACTGGCGAGATCATTGGCAAGAACGAGCGTATGCCAGAGGAGGCCCCACAGTGACTGACCTAACAATCCTTGATGCCATCGCCGACCAGCTCGCCTCAGTGAATCCGCCTGCCGGATACACGCTTAGGAAGGTCTACGCCACACCGCCAGAGAACCTGCCGACCACGCCTTCAATCGTCCTCTTCCCTGGCAGCGATCAGATCACCGTTGGTAACGGCAACCGCACCACGGTGCTGACCGTGACGGCCGTGCTGTATATCCTTCCAATCCCACGGATGGACGAGAAGTACCGTGACCTGTACACCTGGCGCGCGTGGATGCGTACCGCATTCGATCAGGCTGTGACGATTAGTGGAAACGCGGTGCAGGTCGTTGTGACTGGCACTACACTCGGCACAGATACGTATGCCGATCAGGATTACCTGACGGTTCAGGCAACTGCGGAAGTCACGGTCTATGACACCGTGGCGTTCACCGCGTAGAGCAAGGAGAACCTAGATGGCAACCTACGGCGCAAAGGCTCTGACGCGAATCGCTGTTGCGAGCCAGTCTGCTTTCGGAACTGCAGCTGCAATCGGCACTGCCACTGGAGAGATCCTCTTCAACGACACCATTGGCTCACTTGATCTCGGTATCACCGTTGATCTTGGAGAGAACGTATCGGTAGGCAAGCGCACCGCCATTCAGGCAAGCCAGCCGATTATCACCGGCAAGGCACCAATGATCACCATTGCTGAGGCTCCAGCCTCAATGCGAACCCTGCCAATCATCTTTGACTCGATCGGCGCAACGACTGCTGGCACAGCCGCTCCATACACTTGGACTTGGTCGCCAACACAGGGCGATGTAGACACGTTGCTCTTTGAGTCATTCCTCGTGACTGATGGCGTGCAGAAGTATTTGATTCGCGATGCAGTACCAACTGAGATCACGCTGTCGGCTGACGCCAACGGCTTGGTGCAGGCTGGTGCAACCTTCGCTGCGACCGTTGCATCGACCTCAGCGCTCTCATTCCCTACGGCGATCCCTGCCAACCAGTTTGTGCCAGGGCGCTTGATGAAGCTGAGCATTGACACCGACTTCCCAGATGTCGCTGGCACAGGAGCAACAGACTACGCATCGATCTATCAGTTCAATGTTTCGATCACGACCGGCGTAGGAATGGTCACCGCGCTTGATGGCAGCATCACAGCCGCCACCGCTGCGCTGACTGGCGTGCTTGATGCAACGCTGACCTTCACGGTAGCAAGCAACACCGCCGCCACAACGAGCTTCCCAATCACGGCGATTGGTGCGCAGAAGTACCTTCGCCTCTACGGCACGACGGCTGATGGTTATGGCCTCTACATCTTGGGATCGTGGACCGTTGAGAATGTCGTACCGCTTTCTGCGGATAACAATGGCGTAGTGGTCAATGAGGTCACCTGCCGACTGGCGTATGACACAACCTCAGGCAAGTCGCTTGAAGTTGTAATCAAGTCGCCACTGGCAACAGCGCCATAAAGAGCAGCGCCTAAGGCGCTAGTAGGAGGGACAATATGGCAGAGAATCGCACCATCGTTCTGGATGGCGACTTCGTAGGGTGGAAGGCTGAGATTAGGTCAGGCGTATCTGCAAGGATTCTGCTTGACCTCCAGTCATCGGTTCCATCCAGAGTACTACCAGCGTTCGCTGCGCTCGTCGTATCGCATAACTTCAAGGGTATCAATGGCGAAGAGATCACCGATGTCCTTGACGCACCGGTAGACGCACTCACTGAGTTGATGGCGCAATGGGCGAAGGGGAACTCACTGGACCCCAAGTAAGGCTCGCTGCACGGCGGATGGCAATCGGACAGTCCATCGTTCCACCGCCAGAGATCATCTTCCATATCCTTGCCCAGAAGTTTGGGATGTGGCCAGACCAAGTGGCGAGCCTGCCGATAGAAGAAGTCCTTGCAGCGTGGGAACTCCACGCAGAGATGCAGCCGAAAGGTAAGTAAATGGCAGTCAACGGTCTAGAGCTTGAGATCCAGGGCGATGTCCGCAAGCAGACCGACGCGCTCCAGAAGGTCTTTCTGGAGACACTTGGCTGGAAGGGCATCCGCAAGCTAGAGCAGTTCGCCACCGTGAACGCTGCTCGCGCTCTTGCACCATATGTGCGTGCTGCTGCACCTGCTAATTCCAAGGCACTTGCTAAGGCTGTGCGTGGGCGCAAGTCACGCATCACTCGACCAGGTGCCGTCGTTGGCCCTGTTGGTGGACGCAAGGGAGTTTGGTATGGCTGGCTGGTCGTCCAGGGAGTAGCACCACATCGCATCCCTAAACTCACTGGTGGGCAGAGAGCCGGTGCCGCAGCAAATGCTGCGCTTGATCGATTGGGCGCAGGTCACTCCATCTTCGGACCAACGCCTGGATTCCTGCACCCTGGAGTTCGTGGCGATAACTTCGTGATCAACACTGTTGCCGCTAAGATCCAAGTAGGGAAAGACGCGATGGCCGCAACGATTGTCTTGTTGCTTACCGATGAGGCAAAGCGCAATCAAGTGCTTGGTCTAGAGACTTCCTACAAGAATAAGACCGCGTCGCGTTGGCAGTCCGAACCGTGGGGACGCCACTGGAAGGATGCCGATTACCTTGAGACAGTACTTGGGTCTAAGTCCAAGGGAACTCGACCTAAGGGAACAATTGTCACCAAGGGAACCGTTGACGGCGCACTGATGAA